ATGTCCCAGCCCTTCGATTTCGATAAAGCGCTTAAGGCACTCCAGTCCGGTCAGGCATTAACCGGAAAAGACGGCATCTTAACGCCATTAATCAAACAGTTAACAGAAGCCGCTTTGACCGCTGAGCTTGACTCTCATCTGGCTCAGGATGTTACTGCCAACCGTAAAAATGGCTCCGGTAAAAAAACCATTAAGGCCCCGACTGGTAGTTTTGAACTGGCCACACCTCGCGATCGCAACGGCACTTTTGAGCCACATCTGGTGAAAAAGCATCAGACCACGCTTTCTGATGAGATCGAGCGCAAGATCATCCGCATGTTTGCACTGGGCATGAGCTACAAAGATATCAGCCAGGAAATTGAAGACCTTTACGCCTTCAGCGTTTCAAGTGCCACAATCAGCGCCGTCACCGATAAAGTTATTCCTGAGCTGAAACAATGGCAGCAGCGCCCGCTGGAGGCGGTCTACCCCTTCGTCTGGCTGGATGCTATCCACTATAAAATTCGGGAAGACGGACGCTACCAAAGCAAGGCTGTTTACACCGTTCTGGCGCTAAATCTGGAAGGCAAAAAAGAGATTTTAGGACTGTATCTGTCTGAAAATGAAGGGGCTAACTTCTGGCTGTCGGTACTGACTGACCTTCAGAATCGTGGTGTAAACGACATTCTGATTGCCTGCGTGGATGGCCTGACGGGGTTTCCGGAGGCGATCAACAGCATTTACCCGGACACCGAAGTTCAGCTCTGCGTGATCCATCAGATCCGTAACTCGATAAAATACGTGGCCTCAAAGCATCATAAAGCGTTTATGGCGGATCTGAAGCCGGTGTACCGGGCGGTATCAAAAGAGGCGGCAGAAACGGCGCTGGATGAGCTGGAGGAGAAATGGGGCCAGCAATACCCGGTCGTGCTCCAGTCATGGCGGAGAAAATGGGAAAATCTGTCGCATTACTTCCGGTATCCGGCGACGATCCGTAAAGTGATTTACACGACGAATGCCATAGAATCGGTCCACCGGCAATTCAGAAAACTGACGAAGACCAAAGGCGCATTCCCGAATGAAAACAGCCTGTTGAAGCTGCTTTATCTGGGTTTAATGAACGCACAGGAAAAATGGACAATGCCGATCCAGAGCTGGAATTTGACATTGTCGCAGCTGGCGATTTATTTTGAAGGTCGCCTCGATAAGGTGATTACGTTGTAATGATTTTTTAGCGTGACACAGAATTCTGAACGCTCTCGAATTCCAGGCACTGGCAGAACTTGCAGGCGTGGCTAAATCAACCTGGACGGAGATATACCTACCACACTGGCTTGTAATGCGTAGCTGTTTTATTAAGCTCGACAGTAGTGCATTGATTGCGGTAACACGATCACGTTCACAACAAAAGGCGACTAATTATGTACAAAGTCTTGCAAAACCGAACTGAAAAGCATATATTTTATGTAAATCTGATATCGTCGCCATAGCTTCAATCGTCGACCAAACAAATCCAAGCCCGAGGTTAACGCCTTGGGCTTTTACTTTTCTGGGGGGAATACATGAAAATTTACGCATGCCACTTTCACCCTAATGGTTTTTTCATTAGCACTGAGGCTCAGCATGATTTCTGGTTTTTCCTTGGTCCACTAATTGGATGGGGGCGGTTCTCTATGATCCGCCCCGACAAAGAATTCACACCGAGCGGAGGAATTTTTCAATTATCGGAAGTGCTGCCGGCAAATTCAGAACCCCCTTCGTCAGTAATTGAAGAGTCAAATGTTTTATGGCGTCTGTCGGAAGCTCTCGAAGTTTTGAAATCAGCCCGGATTTTTTCTCATCAGGAAGATTTGCAACACGAATGATATCTTCCAGGGCTGTGATAGTACTGTCATGAAATTTAACTGTCTGAACATTGAGGATCGCTCCAAGCCCACCGTCATCGCGGATAAAGTCAATTCCTTTATGGGTTATTGCTGGACGGTTCACCAGGTGATATCCAACAGCGCCTTCTTGTAATCCGCTAAATATAAGCCCATGCTTTTCCAGATACAGAAGGTTTGCTGTAGTAACTTTTTTGTCGGGAAAAGACGATAACAGTTCTTCGAGTTGTTCATTTGTTAATTCTTCAGGATAGGCATCATATAAACCCTGAAGAAAGAGGCGTTGCCTGGGACGATCAAATTTATCCATTTATTCGTTCTCTTGTCTGATGGGGTTATTTTTGGCGATTTAACAGTATCAGATACAGGGTATGCGCCGCCAGACGCTATCTGGCACATATTCACAGGCTGCCGTTTGGCGGCCTTTTCTGTTTCAGGCTTCACGGGAATCATCCGCTACGTGCTTTGTTGATAAATCCAGCTCGTGAAGCCTGACCTTTTCATCACACACTGCGCCATCCGAGCTATCGGAGGTGAGGCTTATGAAAATGCACAACGATCCCCATTCCTGGCAGGGCTGGCTGGAGCTGTTCCAGAGCTGGTGGCGAGGAGATACGCCGCTGGGCGCTGTTCTGATGTCGTTATTTATGGCTGGCCTGCGTATTGCGTACTTTGGCGGTAACGGTGGCTGGAAGAAAAAGACACTCGAAATTCTGCTTTGTGGCGCCCTGACGTTGACCTTCTCATCTGCGCTGGAATATTTCGGCTGGCCCAAATCCCTGTCTGTTGCAATTGGCGGCGGTGTCGGCCTTATCGGCGTGGATGCTATCCGGGGCTTCGCAATGAAGTTTATCGGTGGGCGTATCGGTGGGGATAATAACAAGGTTTAATCATGAACGATTCTCAATTTAAGCAGGCGGCTGGTATCAGCGCCGAACTGGCCGCGCGTTGGTATCCGCATATTACGGCGGCAATGAGCGAATTCGGTATTACTGCGCCATTGGATCAGGCCATGTTCATTGCACAAACGGGACATGAATCAGCAGGATTTACTGTTCTGAAGGAAAGCTTCAATTATTCAGTGGAGGCGCTGAAGAAGACGTTTGGTAAACGCCTGACGCCGTATCAGTGTGAAATGCTGGGGCGTGTCGATGGTAAGCAGGTGGCCCACCAGCCGCAAATAGCAAATCTGGTTTACGGTGGCCGCATGGGTAACAAAGACGCCGGAGATGGCTGGAAGTATCGCGGGCGTGGGCTTATACAGATTACCGGGCTGGAGAATTACACCAGATGCGGCGTTGCCCTGAAACTGGATCTGGTGGCGAATCCGGGACAGCTTGAGCTGGATCGTCATGCCGCCCGTTCCGCAGCGTGGTTTTTTGTGACTAGAGGGTGTCTGAAATACTCCGGCGACCTGGTACGCGTTACGCAGATCATTAACGGAGGGCAGAACGGCATCGGTGACAGGCGAGAGCGCTTTGAAAAAGCAAAATCGGTGCTGGTATGAATCTGTTACCTGTATTGCTGAAAAAATACTGGTTGCAACTCTCAGTGACTTTGCTGATTGCTGCACTTGCATGGACAACAGAGCATTACCGCGACAACGCCATTCAGTATAAATCGCAGCGCGATACCGCCACTCACAATCTGAAGCTGGCGAACGAGACAATTACCGACATGACGAAGCGCCAGCGTGACGTTGCCGCCCTCGATGAAAAATACACGAAGGAATTAGCTGATGCACAGACCAGGAATACTGATTTGCAGCGCCGCCTTGCTGCTGGTGGCCGGGTGCGCGTCGAAGGACGATGTTCAGTGCCCACCGAGACCGAAACCGCCAGCACCAGCCGCGTGGGCAATGCTGCCACCGTCGAACTCTCTCCAGGTGCTGGACAAAACGTTCTCGATATCCGCGCCGGGATCATCAGCGACCAGGAAAAACTGAAGTATTTGCAGGAGTACATCCGGACGCAGTGCAAATAAAAAATTCCCGCAGGACGGTTACGGTTCCGGCCTGCAGGGTGTCATAAAGAGCACAAAATGTCTTATAAGGGGATATACGGACATATGTCGCATACTATGGTACTGAAGAAAAAGACCTCATGTATCAACGCAGCGTAACCAGACGTTAAAAACTGGCACACCTCATGAAAATAACCCAGTATTGACAGGATATAATGCTGCCTTAGTAGTCGAATGATTAAACAATTCTCTATTTATAAGAATAACTGCCATCATCGTTGATATATCAATGTGGATAAAATAAAACAAACTACTCTTGTTTTACCTCTGCCAGCCAATACCAGTATAAAGCAGAGGTTGCAAGTTATCCGGTCAGGTATAGCTCTTCCGGGTGGCTCCTGAGAGTTGTGTTTCATCTGTTAACTTACAGTAATCAAAGGCCGCATATTCTTGCGGCCTTTTTTATTGCTATCACAAAGGTCATCTTCGGGTGGATTTTTTAATAGCATTAACAACAGGAAATCATCATGGCAAAACCGGACTGGGAGGCCATCGAGACGGCATACCGGGCCGGAGTGATGTCCCTCCGTGAAATTGCGTCACATCATGGTATTAGTGAAGGTGCTATCCGCAAGCGCGCAAAGCGTGATGACTGGTCCCGTGATCTTAACGCCAGGATTCAGCAAAAGGCTGACGATCTGGTACGCAAACAGGAAGTACGCAAAACGGTACGCACCAAAGCTGAGCTTACAGAACGCGTACTGATAGAAGCCACAGCGGAGGTAATAGCCTCGGTACGCATGGAGCACCGGGGCGATATTCGCCGGGCTCGCGAACTCACAAATATACTTTTTGATGAACTTGGTGCGCAGTGTGCTGATGTTGGAGCTCTGGAGCGGTTGGGCGAAATCATGTTCGCTCCTGACGATAAAGGCCGTGACCGGCTCAATGAAACTTATCAAAAAGTCATCAGTCTGCCTTCCCGCGTGAAATCTCTGAAAGACCTGAGCGACAGCCTGAAAACGTTGATCGGCCTGGAGAGAGAAGCATGGAGTATAGGTGCTGCCAGTGAACCAGAAAAAACGCCTCTACCAGGAAAAAATACTGATCTGACAACTGATCAGGCAGCGGAGTTATACAAAAAAATGATGGGTTAATTATGCCGTTACCATTCTCCTTCGATTTCAAACATCCAGATTACCAGATGGTGTTTGAATGGCGGATGGAACGCTTACAGCGCATTCGCCAGCATCCTGAGATGCTGCCCGCGTTGAAGCAGTTTTATCGTACTAACCCGGCTCAGTTCATCATCGACTGGGGCATGACGACGGACCCGCGTAATATCGATTATGGCCTGCCGGTCACCATCCCTTTTCTGCTATTCCCGAAACAGGAAGAGTGGATTCACTGGATTATGGAACGCTGGGGCAAGCGGGAGAACGGTATCACCGAAAAATCCCGTGAAATGGGGCTGAGCTGGACGGCGATCGGGATGGCCTGTTCGCTTTGCCTGTTTAACAAAGAGATGGTCATCGGCTTTGGTTCCCGTAAAGAGGAATATGTCGACAGTACTGGTGACCCTAAGGCGCTGTTCTGGAAGGCGCGCAAGTTTGTGGAGACGCTGCCCGTCGAGTTTCGTGGGTCGTGGAATGAGAAGAAGCATGCACCGTACATGCGTGTTGAATTTCCTGAGACAGGCGCGGTCATCAAGGGCGAGGCTGGTGACAATATTGGACGTGGTGACCGAACCACACTCTATCTGGTGGATGAGGCTGCATTTCTGCAACGCCCGCTACTGATTGATGCGGCGTTATCGCAAACCACCCGTTGCCGTATTGACCTGAGTTCGGTCAACGGCATGGCGAACCCTTTTGCGCAGAAACGACACGGCGGAAAGATACCGGTATTCACATTCCACTGGCGCAGCGACCCCCGTAAGGATGATGAGTGGTATCGCAGGGAATGCGAGAAAATCGACAATCCGGTGGTAGTGGCGCAGGAGCTTGACCTGAACTACAGCGCATCAGCGGAAGGTGTCCTGATCCCCTCAGACTGGGTACAGGCTGCTGTTGATGCACATATCAGGCTGGGTATCCAGCCAACTGGCAAACGACTGGGGGCGATGGACGTCGCCGACGAAGGTCGGGACAAAAACGCCTTTTCAACCCGTCACGGTTTCCTTCTGGAGAATGTGCGGGAATGGTCCGGCGTGGGCAGCGACATTTACCAGTCTGTTGAGAAGGTCTTCGGCTTTTGTGAACAGGATAATCTCGAAGAGTTTCGCTTCGACGAGGACGGTCTGGGGGCTGGCGTTCGCGGCGATGCGCGTGCCATTAACGAATTACGCAAAGCCGCCCGCAGGCCGCCAATACTTGCCACACCGTTTCGTGGTAGCGGCGCGGTATTCGATCCTGATGACGAAGCCGTACGGGGCGACAATGGGCAGGCTGCACGCCTGAACAAGGATTTCTTCGCCAACGCCAAGGCACAGAGCTGGTGGTACTTACGCAAGCTCTTCCGGAATACCTACCGCGCCGTTGTTGAAGGTATGGCCTACAACCCGGACGAAATTATCTCCATCAGCAGCACGATGGAGAGCAAAGACAAACTCATCATCGAGCTTTCGCAGCCAACCTACTCCATTAACGGCGTGGGGAAAATCGTTGTGGATAAACAGCCTGACGGTACCAGGTCGCCGAACCTCGCCGACTCGGTGATGATCAGCTACGCGCCAATGAATTCAGCCCTCAATATCTGGGAGCTGCTAGGGAGACAGGCCTGATGGCACGAAACAAACAAGCCTCGCGACGAACGGTGCAGGCCACGGCCGACGGCTACGAGAACTTTGTCGCCCGCGTGGGGATGCAGACGCCTAACCAGCACTCCGCATCGACCTACCGGGCGAACTTCACCAGCCGCAACCGTATGCTGGTGGAATGGTCCTATCGCTCATCCTGGCTCATCGGTGAAGCGGTAGATGCTATCCCCGACGACATGACCCGCAAAGGTATTCGCATCACTTCTGAGATTGACGCAAAAGACCGTGGCACCCTCGAAGCGCAGCTGGACCAGTTGCAAATCTGGGATGCGCTGAACGACGTACTGAAATGGTCTCGTCTCTACGGCGGCGCGGTGGGCTTCATCATGATAGAAGGTCAGGCGCCCATGACCCCGCTACGGCTCGAAACCATTGGTGAAGGCAAGTTTAAGGGTATTCTCCCGCTCGACCGCTGGATGATTAACCCGGTACTGACCCGCCGCATTAAAGAGATGGGGCCGAATCTCGGCAAGCCCGAGCTTTATGATGTGGTGACCACCGCAACGGGCATCCCCGCCTGGCGTATTCACCATAGCCGCCTGATTCGCTTCGATGGGGTGACGCTGCCATTCCAGCAGAAGATGACCGAGAACGAATGGGGAATGTCGGTTGTAGAGCGTATCTGGGATCGGCTCACTGCGTTCGACAGCGCCACTGTCGGTGCGGCGCAGTTGGTCTACAAAGCGCATCTGCGGACCTACAAAGTGGAAAAACTCCGTGAGCTTATTGCACTGGGCGGCCCGGCATTCGAGGCGTTGCTGAAAAACATTGATCTGATCCGCCAGTTTCAGAGCAATGAAGGCATGACGCTAATGGATGCCAGGGATACCTTCGAAACCCACCAGTACAGTTTCAGCGGTCTGGATGACATTCTTTCGCAGTTCGCCGAGCAGATTAGCGGTGCTGTTGGCATTCCACTGGTGCGCCTCTTCGGGCAGTCCCCTAAAGGTTTCTCAACGGGTGACGCAGACCTTGCCAACTATTATGACCGGGTCAGTTCATTGCAGGAGCGTCGCTTACGCCTGCCAGTGCGCCGGGTGCTGGACATTATGCATCGTTCGGAGCTCGGTAAGCCGCTGCCGGACGATTTCACGTTTGAGTTTAACCCGCTATGGCAGATGTCAGATGTGGACCGCTCAACGGTGGCTGTGAATACCACAACGGCGATTGTCAATGCGTTGGATGCAGGTCTGATGACAACCAAAGCCGCTATGACCGACCTGCGTGAGAACTCCGATGTTACTGGCATCGGGGCATCCATTACCGACGAGGATATCGAGAATGCCGAAGACGAAGCGCCACCAGGCATCGGCGAACTTGTCGACAAACCGCCAGAGCCGACAGGCGGAGATCCGATATCGAACGAGCCTACGGCAGATAGCGCGGGCGGTCGGGGATATCGTAAATGGGCACTACGATGGTTCAAACGATAGCGTCACCGAAATCATGGAGGCCCTGGAGCGCTACAGCGAAATTATAACGCCGTGGGCGACGAAGGTTGCTGAGAACTTTACCGCCGACATTGTGCGCAAAAATGATGAGCAGTGGCGGAAACACAGCAAAACCATCAGTCGTGAGCTACGCAATCTGGTGAGCAATGCCCCGCCAGGGCAGGTGATGAAATCCATCGTTGCCGAACAGGTTAAGTACATTAAATCGCTACCCCTCGAGGCTGCTGACAGGGTATACGACATCCAGAATCGGGCGATTGAAGCTGTTGTGACCGGTGGGAGAGCGGAGCATTTTGCTAAAGAAATTGCAGCATCGGGTGATATAGCAAAGTCCAGAGCTGACCTTATCGCCCGTACCGAGCTTGGACGTGCAACCGGCGCGCTTGATCAGGCGCGTGCGCTGTCAATCGGCTCGAATGGTTATATCTGGCGTACAGCCGAAGATGGCGACGTCCGGCATTCTCATCGGGAGATGGAAGGGAAGTTTGTCGAATGGGGACGACCTCCAACGCTTGACGGCATGACCGGTCACGCTGGCGAGCTCCCGAACTGCCGCTGTTATAAAGAGATCGTCTTCCCCAACCCTCATTCTTATCTCGCCTGAATCGCAGGTAAAACATGAAATATTTTTTCAATACCCGGCTGGGGGAAACCCGCTATCAGCTGGCTGACGGCTCCCTGCTGTGTAAAGACGTGCCGATAGGTCGAACCGGTAAGCAGCTTTATGGCGCTGCTGATCTGCCAAACCTCAAGCCTGACAAGTTCGGTGAGATAGTCGTAACGCGCTCTCCTGAGCAGGTATTCCATCCGGCTACGCTCGCCTCATTTGAAGGGATGAGCGTCACGATCCTGCATCCTGAAGATGAAAACGGGAATGTGCGGCTGGTGAATCCCGAAAACTGGAAAGAGCTTGCTGTCGGGCATCTTCAGAACGTTCGACGCGGGACCGGAGACCAGTCTGATTTGATGCTGGCTGACCTTATAGTCAAAGACGAAAGCGCCATTCAGCTAATCGAGGATGGTCTGCGCGAAGTGTCGTGTGGTTATGACGCGGAGTACGAGCAGACCGAACCGGGCAAAGCTAGGCAGGTCGATATTACCGGAAACCATGTGGCTCTTGTCCCTAAGGGCAGAGCCGGAAATCGTTGTGCAATTGGAGACAGAGACACAATGGCAAATCAAAAGAAAAGCTGGTGGACCCGCATGCGCACGGCCATCAAAACAGGTGACTCGGACACCATGAACGAACTGCTGGACTCAGCGCCAGCGGCTGTAACGGGTGATGAAGGTGATCTGCCGGGCGGCGTTAATCTCAACATTAACCTTTCACCGCAACAACCATTGCCGGACAAAAAGCCGGAGATGGGCGGAGATGTGACCGGCGACGGCGAGGACGATATCAAAACCCTGCTCAAGGCCCTGCTGGCTAAGCTGGAAGGAACGGCAACGGGCGATAATGCTGACATCCCTGATGATAAAGATAAGAAAGACCCGACCGGCGACGGCGAGGACAACGAAGAGGAAACCACGATTACTGGTGATTCTGCCTATCGCGCTGAAGTCATTATCCCGGGTATCGATCTGAGCCGTAAGGTGAAACCGACCGCATTTAAACGTGATGTGCTGGCGGCAGCAGACAAAACACTGGTTCGCCAGGTTGTCGGTGACGCTGATATCCGCAAATTACCTAAACAATCGGTTGATATGGCGTTTAACGCCGTATCTGAGATTGCAAAAGGGAGAAACACCCGCAGCACCACGGGCGATGCACAACGTCCAGGCATGGGCATGACCAGCATCGCTTCCCTGAACAAACAAAACGCCGACTTCTGGTCTAACCGCAAAGGATAATCCAATGACTGCATATCTGTACCTTATGCAACTAATATCTATTAATCATTGCGTTATCTCTCGGAATCATACGGCGTTACTGGCCTGAACCATAAAAATGACACTCCGAACATGTGCGGATTTATTCGCCGAGTTTCGCTTTGATTCGATACATGAGGGACTAGAACGAGAATCATGCGCCGTTTGCATTACATTGGTAGACAAAGAGGTGTTGAATGATTGTTAGGCCACTAACTAGCGTCGAAGTGAAAAGCGCGAAGGCACAGGGCAAGGATTTCAGTTTGCACGATGGTTTCGGTTTGTTGCTTTACATCACAAGCCGGGGCGGTAAGTCATGGCGTTTTCGGTATGTACACCCGGTAACGAAGAAGAGACAAACCTATACCATTGGACGATACCCGGAGTTTACTTTGTCCGAAGCGAGGGAGGAACGTTCGAAACTGCGCCGTATGGTAGCGCGAGGGATAGATCCGAACGAAGTCAAAAAAGATGCCAGGAATGAACAGCGTAAAATGTACGCGCAGTCATTTCAGGCCGTTGCCGATGAATGGCTAAAAATAAAGATTAAAGAAGGTGCGAGAAGCAACACGCTTGAATCGCACAATGTGACGTTGAAGCATCTTTCCACGATTTTTAGGCATACCACGGTACATAAAATAAACGCAGCCGATACTATTCAGGCTTTTAAACCTTTCAGGGAAAGGCCATCAACGCTTACGAAAATGGTTATTACCATCAACGCCATAATGGATTATGCGGTAAACATTGGGGTTATTGAGCACAACCCGCTATCGAAAATTGGTAAAGCATTTCCGGCTGAAAAAAACGAGCCAAGAGCGACTTTACAGAAAGAGCGGTTGCCCGAATTTTTAAGCGCATGGAACGAGTTGAGCTTATGGGAGCCATCAAAGCTGGCATTATTATTTCAGATCATTACGATGGTCCGCCCTTCGGAGGCTGGCGGCGCTCTCTGGAATGAGATTGATTTTGATAATTCAATCTGGCAAATCCCTGCAAGCCGGATGAAAGGAAAGCGCCCCCACGTAGTCCCATTATCGAGCCAGGCTATAAACGTGCTTAAAGAGGCCGAAAAGTGGAAGCGCTGCGATTATGTTTTCCCCTCATGGCGAAAAGAAAATAAGCCGATCTCACGATGTGCGACTCAGGCCGGAATACACAAAACGTCGTTTAAAGGACTGATTGTTCCTCATGGGTTCAGGGCGTTGGCATCTACAGTTTTAAATGACGAGGGGTTCAACCCTGATGTGATTGAGGCTGCACTCGCTCACAAAAGCGCCGATGCGATTCGAAATGTTTATAACCGTAGCGACTATCTGGAAAAACGCCGGGTTTTAATGCAATGGTGGGGGGACTTTATCGAGGCCGCAGAGCGTGGCGAAATACTGGAGACCAGCGGCGATAAGGGCTTAAGGCTGGTTGTGTAGGACATATCCATTTCTGGATAATCATGATTTCAAACGGGTATAGCTGGCTTTAAGCCAGCTTTTTTATGCCTAAAGCTAACCGGAATGCGTTTTTTTTATTCAAATCATATATAATCATATCGAATATATACTGAGGTTTTTATGTCTATAAGTGGCGGTGATATTCTGCTAAAAGGTGAAGTGAAAGCGCGTTTACGTTATCGCTCAGACTCGTCATTCTACGAGTTTCTAAAAGACGAGAAAAACGGCTTTCCAATGCCTTTTAAAGTCGGTGGGCGTAACTGCTGGTATGAAGATGAAGTAGATGCCTGGATAAGTAAACAAAGCGAGAAGCGCGGGATCTGCACATCATGAATGTTTGCAGATTTGGGAAAGCGGGCTTGCTAACGGCTATCCGGGCAAGCCCTTTTTATTGTCAATGGTGGGGATCTGTAACTTACGGCCACCAGCGCCGGTAATCACCTTCTGGCTGGTGGCTTTACTGACATGGCTATTACGCTGCCGCATCATCTGAATTGAATTCAATGTGAATTCGGTCATAAGGCAGCACGATCTTTTCGCCGTCTTTGTCCAGAACGCCGCCGTTAAGCAGTGACTGAACATCGTTATAAACACCGCGAAAATCACGGTTAACAAGGCGTGATAGCTCGCGGATTGAGACGGCTTGCGCTCCCTCCATCGCTTTGATGATCTGCCAGCGGTTAGGGGCAAGCATCGTTTTAGCCAGTTGTTCTACAGTGGGAAAAATCAGTTCGGAACCGATGAAATCCCCGTTCATTGCGCGGGAGGCGTCGGACATTGCCACCCGGAAAGCATCATCAACGGTCATTACTCTGACGGTCAGCACTCGCATGGTATTACCTCCTCAACAGGTTTATGTCAGCCTGAAAGCTGGCGATCAGGTTCTCAATGGTGGTGAATATCACCGGATATTCCCGATCATGGATGTGTTTGTGGTCGCCTTTGCCACGTTCGTTGTCGTAGCGCATGACGCACTCGCCATCTACGATGTAGGCCAGGCTGTACTTGTATTGGTGCTGGCTACCTAAAATTGCCGGGTCTACTTCCAGAATGCGGATCGAGGCGAAAGCGTTATCAGCTATCTGGATACGGCGGTTCATCAACTCAACAGCGGGCATTGGCTTATCTCCTTGTTGATGTAAATAATAACATCACAAACAAATGATGTAAATAATTACATCATCGCGGGTAAGTTACCGATGGCATGAACTGTGGAAAAGGCTTTCTATCGACTTGGTTTCGACCACAATTTAAGATGACTATAAGCTCGGTTTAAACGGACATTAGGATGATGAAAAAACGAACTAACGCCATTATGAAATTGGCTGTCTTTCTCCCGCTCGCATTTCCTCTGGTCTCATGCACTGCCGGAAAAATAGATCCAGCGAAAGCCTTAAATCAGATGCATATTGTCAAAAATGATGGTTACAAAAAGCGTCCTGGCTGGGATGCGCTAGTTAGTTTAGGTATCGATGATTGTAAAACATACAAAAATGGTGGAGACAGTCTTTTCAAGTGGGATGGGCTGCAATGCGACGACAAGAGCATTATTAAGTCAGTGAATGAAAAACCGCAGTTAATTCCAATTTTCTATGCGGCATACCATGAGTACGGGAGCTATGAGGTTGGCTCTATATCAACTTTTGAGCCGGGGGCGAGGACTGGGGAGGAGATGGCTAAAATCTTGGCTAATCTGGCGATTGTACTCAGTAATCCAGCAAAAATTGATGCCATTTACGAGGATTATGAAAATGACCGCTGGAGTATGGGATTAAACAAGGTTAGCAAAAGCGATTTTACAAATGGTATTGCAACTTTTAGCAAAAACAGAGACGCATTAGCCTCCAGCTATCAAAAGACTCATGATGAAAATCAAAAACAATATCAGGCAGATCGAACAGCTCAGGCCAAACGCGATCAGGAAGAACTTCTAGCTTCAGAAAGGCCCATCAATCTTGTTTTATGGTCCAACCCTACGCCAGAACAGAAGATTATTATCAATGCCCTGAATACAATCAAATTTACAATAAGAGGGAACCGGGTGGCGTATGCAAATGGACGTTGGTTTATGTCTGTGGATGGACTGGGGTCTTTAAGAAACAGTCTTGATATGAGTATGTCTTCATGCTCGGATGTTGGGGCATATGTAGGCGAAAAGGTTTTAAGCCGTGCATGTGTTCAAGGTTTAGCCGAAAATATCGTCGAGTGGGGTAAAACGGCAAAAGATACCTCTATATCAGATAGGGCGTGGCGTGCAGCAGCAATTGATGGAAGTATTACTTACAACCCGATTAAGTACGAAATTCTCTTTGGTCATTGGGCTGGTATGGCGCGTGTCTATGCTTCTCGCGGGTACTGATTGAGCGATGGCACTTGGTGTAAGGGATTTCCCTTGCGTTGGGTGCTGTAGTGTGGTTATTATTATTTCGCACCTCACAAAACGGGTGCTGGGTTTGACAGCCTGAACGTTCAAGCGGGTAGCCGCTAATTTCCGTATAGCGGTATTTTTACGCCCGTATTTCACCTATACCCCGATTTATGGCGGGGCGTGGTGGGGAGGCTTACGCCTGCTGGTTTCTTGAACGCCAGTCTGTCAACCCTGCTACGTCTCGCCACCCATGTTTGACAGCATCTGGCGAGACTCCTGAAAAATGTTCAAGGAGCCGCTAAAATGGCTAAATCAACCTGCCCCAAATATACTTGGCTGTTTCTGGCCACGCCGAAAAAACACGACTGTACGCCGATTGTATTGCGCACTCAGGCCGATACCGAAGAGTCCGCACGTAACACCTTCCAGGGCTGGGATCTGACCTTTGCCGCCAAAATTCGCACAGAAACGCCGTTCGCGCACACTTGGGCAGATATGGAAGGGCTGGCGTTATGGAGTGTTATGGCTGGTGTTGTTGTCGATACTGATAGCTGTGCGGGGGTGAGCAATGTTTAACCTCCAGACACTGACAGCCAAAGCCCGCGAGCTGCGCGGCAATGTCGTTAAAGCGGCGAGCACAAAGGGCAGTCGCACCATGACCCCAGTCTATGACCGTGACGAGCAGCGCAAGCTACGCGAGCGCATCCAGCAGACACAGCCCGATTGGGTGTTGCTCTGGTGGGATATTGCGACCGTAACCGGCTGGCGTACCAGCGACGTTTGCAACCTGCGCTATTCCTGCGTCAATTGGGAAACGGGGCAGGCGACAATTATCGTAGCCAAGCAGACCAAAGCCGCCGAAGCGCGGGCAACCCGCAAAGGTATTGAAATTGTGCGCCAGCAGCGCAAGGACGCCGCACGGCTCGCCGCTGACCATATCGCCTACATGAAGTGGGATAGTATCGGCTGTGACGAACTGGCCGCCGATATGAACGACGAAGAGCAGGCGATTGTGTTCGAGCTGGTGGCTAAAGCTGACGTTAAGCACGACACCAAACAGTTACCGCCGGGCATCATCAAGCGGCTGCGCGAACGTCAGGCTCGGAATCTGATGGAGGACGACCTGGTATTTTCCCGCTCTCAAATCGAAAGTAACCGTTGTCAACGTCTGGAAGGTAGCGTGACTCGCCAAACCATCTGGCGAAAACTTCATGGCGTAATGGCGTGGTTTACCCGCTTCATCAACGCCAAGCTGCGCCTAAGCGCGTACTCAAGCCGCAAAATAGCAGCGTTTAACCTCATGTCTGCCGGAGGCGATCAGGGCTTGTTGGTGGCTTCTGAAATGCTGGGGCATAGCAACCCGGCGATCACCCGGACTTATCTCCAACTGGGAAGCAAGGCCGCGGCTATCCAGACACGCCTCGCGATGGAGGTAAACGCATGAAAAAGCCAACTCAAAACGAATACATTACCATGCTGACGACCAGCACAGGCCAGGCGCTGGAGTACATCCGTCAGGCGCTTGCCGTTCTCGATATGTGGATGGACCTACTGACGCATGATTAGGCGATGGAAAGCCGTCGTGTAGCTGCGGTGTATAGCCTTGTGTGTGAGGCTGCCTCCTACCTGGAGAAAGCACAGGAGGTGACAGCATGAGCCAGTTACAACTGATTGATGCCGCCTGTCAGATTGAACAGGCACAGGCTGTTTTATCCATGTGGTTGGAGAGCACCACCAATAAAACAGATCCCGATTTACCGCGCTTGATTGGTTCCATTCTGACGCTTTTGCACGGTGTACCCGAAGCAATGAGCGAGGCTGAAAGTAAACTGGCTGACCATGTGATGCGTTAATACAGGGAGGGCAGAGCATGAGCGACATTTACGATCTGGTGCGCTGTAGCGACGGCAAAACCGTATTCAGTTTTCCGGCCGGCTGCCGCTATCTGGTGGACACGTCGAACGGGTTGCAGTCGATGCGCCCCCTTATGGACGACGAGATTATTTTCACGGTGGAGAGTGCAGCGCGCTTTCTGAAGAAAATTGGTTATCAGGTAATCCCGCCAGCGGCGTGAGGTAAAAAAATATGACGATTAAAAATCCCGGCTTAACTGCTGGTGGTCGCGCTCACCCTGAAATCAGGCCAGGCGATAAATGGAAGGATAAAAGGGGCTGTCTGGTGACGGTGGAAAGTTACCGATTCAACAGAGTGACATTTTATCGGGATGGCTACGCATCGCCGTGTGTGCAGTCGGATTTGCGGTTTTTAAGAGAGTTTAAGCCAGTGGAGGAGAGCCAGTGAAGTATCTGAACTTTAAAAAAACTCCGGTGAAATTCGACCAGGCTTACGCCACGCCGGACGGTATCAGTCTGATATGCATCACGGAAGCCGGATGGCACGCACACATAAGGCTGGTGGGCTGGAAAACGGCATTACGCTGGCTGGATGAGGGGCTTTATGACCGCGAACTGGCCGACGGTGTACTTCTGTCCGCAGTGCTGCTTGATGGTCATGTGAATGGCTATACCCGCCTTACCGATGAGCAGATGGTGACGTTGTGGCGCTGGACAGTGGCGTGTCTTTTCATCCTTGAGCAGCAGAACAAAAACGGCGTTGTGGAAATACCGAACGATGAAGGCAGTACAGACCTTGCGACCATCTATGTCGGGGAGTATGGCGCGTTATCGGTTTATCCGGCTGTTGTACGTGTCTCGCTGGCGGTCAATGTTGAGGAACTTGCCATTGAGAAGTACGGCTGCGAGGAAGGGGCAAAACTTATCGTAAAGATGTACATGGACATGACCGACGACAGCAGGGAAATGCGCCTTTCTGTTTTCGGGCGAGAAATGCTAACAAAATTACATGATGAAACTGTCAGGATGATCCAGGTCGGAGAGATACCGGATAAGCCTGTTATGCACTGAGGAAAACGCAATGAAACATATTGATCTCATACGCGAAGTCACTCGGGCGGCTGCGGGGCAATGGCCTTTCGTTCTGGAGGGGCTGAATATCCGCGTACCGGATTCACCGCGACAACATGCCCCTTGCCCGGTATGTGGCGGCAAAGACCGCTTCCGGTTCGACGATGGCGGGCGCGGCAGTTTTATCTGTAATCAGTGCGGCGCAGGCGACGGTTTAGACCTGATACAGAAGGTGAATCACTGCAACGCAACGGAGGCCGCCGTGATGGTGGCTGATGTGCTCAGTATTGATTACCGGGCAGCAGAAACGGATGACGCCGCCAGCCAGAGAAAAGACCACAAAGAAGCAGAACGCCGGAAGCGTGAGCAGGAACGCCAGCAGCAGGCCGCAGCGGAGGCAGAAAAACGGCAGGCTTTATTTTCTGCAAAATACCGGGCGCTGGCGGCTAAATCGACGCCGGGGCAGTCTGCCTACCTGACCGCAAAAGGGCTGGAGTACCCCTTACCGTTACTGCCCGATGGTTCGTTGCTGGTGGCGCTGACGAACGGCGACGGCGCAGTAACAGGCGCACAGACCATTACACCGGAGGGTGACAAGCGGCTGGTGGCCGGAACGGTGAAAAAAGGCGCGTTTTTTACCGTGAACGCGTCTGATAACCCGCAGACGGTGATTATCGGTGAAGGGCTGGCGACCGTCTTATCCGTTCACCTGATGCGGACTGATGCGATGGAGGTTGTCGCCATTGATGCCGGAAACCTGTTACCCGTGGCGAAGGTGATGCGTCAGAAATACCCGGACGCGCAGATCATCATCGCCGCAGACAATGACCAGATCGCCGAAAGTGACAGAAGCGGAGGAGTGAAAATTAACACAGGAAAGGAGTACGCAGAGAAAGCCGCGAAAGCTGTTGCTGGCTGGGTCTCGCTGCCTCCCGTGGACTACAAAGCGGACTGGAACGACTACCACCAGCAATGCGGCCTGGAAGCGGCCACAGCAGCATTTAACGCCTCAATGTATCAACCGGAGGGTAAGAAAGTGGTTGCGGCACTGACAGCAATCGACGGAGGCAAGAAAAGCCCTGGTATCGACGACGACCTTAAACCGCGAGTAGAGAGCCGTTCGGATGGCATTCACTGGATCACCCCGAAAGTTGATAAAGACACCGGGGAAATTATCAATACTGAGGCGTGGTTATGTTCTCCGCTGGAAATTGCTGGCGCCGGAAGTGATAACGCCAGGCAACGATTTCTGATCCTACGATGGGACGTTCCCGGCAACCGGGGGCAAGTTACACGTGCGCTCCCTTGGGAGGATATTGGCGAACGCGAGGGATGGCGAACGCTGAAAAACGGCGGTGTCAGTGTGACAACTAAACCATCGTTACGGGCAATTCTGGCTGACTGGCTCCAGCGAACCGGCAGCGGCAAGGAGTGGCAGATCAGCCACACCACAGGTTGGCACAGCGGGGCGTACATCATGCCGGATGGTGATGTTATTGGTGATCCAGAGATACCGCTATTATTCAGCGGGCGCAGTGCTGCGGCTGGGGGCTATACCGTCAGTGGGACGCCGGAAAGCTGGCGTGACTCGGTGGCGCGCCTTGCGCTGGGGAATCCCTCAATGATGCTGGGCGTAGCTGCCGCGCTCTCAGCGCCGCTGATCGGGCTTGTCGGCGATGACGGTTTCGGTGTTCACCTTTTCGAACAGTCCAGTGCGGGTAAGACGACGACCGCCAATATCGCCAGCAGCCTTTACGGTGAACCTGATGCCCTGCGCCTCACATGGTACGGTACTGCGCTGGGTATCGCCAACGAAGCGGAAGCGCATAACGACAGCCTGTTACCGCTGGACGAAGTGGGGCAGGGTAGCAGTGCGAAAGACGTTGCTACGTCTGCTTACACGCTATTTAACGGTACCGGAAAGCTACAGGGGGCGAAGGAGGGTGGCAACCGCGAGTTAAAGCGCTGGCGCACTGTAGCAATCAGTACCGGGGAAATGGATATCGAGACGTTTCTTTCTGCTGGTGGGCTAAAAGTTAAGGCAGGCCAGCTGGTTCGCCTGCTGAATATCCCCATGGAGAAATCGACGGCCTTTCATGGCCTGCAGAATGGCAAGGCTCATGCTGATGCACTGAAACAGGCATGGATTGAAAATCACGGTGCAGCGGGCCGAGAGTGGGTTAAATGGTTGGCAGCTCACCAGAAGGAAGCTAAACAGGCTGTGCATGACGCCCAGACGCGCTGGCGCGGACTCATTCCGGCTGATTATGGCGAGCAGGTACACCGCGTAGCAGAACGTTTTGCAATCCTTGAAGCTGCGCTGGTAACTGGTGCATCGATCACCGGATGGGACGAACAGGCCAGCCGTGATGCTATCCAGCATAGCTTTAATGCCTGGGTGAAAGAGTTCGGCACGGGTAACAAAGAGCACCAGCAGATCATCGAGCAGTGCGAGGCGTTTCTTAATGCTTATGGTCTGAGCCGGTTCGCCCCCTTGCCTTATGATCCTGCAAGCCTGCCTATCAGTAATCTTGCCGGGTATCGCAAGCGCAAGAGCAACCATGATGATGCGCCCATGGTGTTCTATACATTCCCTGCAACGTTTGAGAAGGAGATTGCTCATGGCTTTAATGCCAGGCAGTTTGCCCGTGCGCTTGCCGCTGCCGGTTTGCTCTCTGAGCCATCAAGTGGGAGAGGATATCAACAGAAATCACCGCGTATTGATGGGCGTCAAATCAACGTTTATGTACTTCAACAATTTGCAGAAGAAGGAGAGGAATAAAATACACATGTGAGGGCTGTTATTGTTGGTTCAGTTGGTTCAATGATTGTTAATTACATTCATGTTAATGTTTTATATCGTTTTTATGCCTGATAATTGAACCAACACTGAACCAACAAGCGGCTATTTTGAACCAACATATTACGCTATTGAACCAACACCTTTTCTGGCTGGCCTGTAAATATTTGCCACTGAACCAACACGAAAATAGCGTTTGTTGGTTCAAAGCAGGGCTTTGTTGGTTCACTAAAAGGAAAATAATCCTTATAAAACAACGCTATTTACAAATTGAACCAACTGAACTGACTGAACCAACATGTTTTTGTTTATCTACAGAGTTTTTTCGGAGAGTAATTACGAATTTGGAGGGGCATCGCCTAAGCGACAGTATGCGGAAACGGCAACTTTGCGGAGCGGAAAAGAAAAAGCCCACGCTGGAGAGGCGAGGGCTTTTGTTAACCATGTTTATGCAATCACACAATGGTGGATCGCCGTCATAGTATCACGGCGATTTATAATTTCAATATACGCAACTACATTTACTAATATTGCAATTTATGCAATGATCAGAATTTAAACAACGCAAAAGGTTATGAACAATGAAACAGATAACCAATGTTAATCTGGAAAGTGATGACGTTGGTAGTACAGTCGAGGTGACTTACTCCGATGATACGTTCGAAAGGCTGACCTGTTCGCTGCCTGTGGCTCTCCTCATTGCGAATCTTGCAACAACGCTTAAGCAGGAACGTGCAACACGCATTGCAACCGGCGACCGCCTGCGCCGGATGTACACCCGAGATAGTGACATGATTACCCGCAGCGGCAGCGGCGCTTCCACGACCTCCACCGCGCCAACGTCAATGGACGCTGAATTTATGCGCCTGGTACGCGCTGTAGCACCAAAGTATGACAACGCCCTTCCTGATACCGATCCTCGCCTTGTTGCGCTTGATGTGCTGCGTTACGCACCCGCTGAGGCATTCAGTGCGGTACACCCGACCCCGCTATCAGAGATTCAGCTTGATCAGGCTATCGACGTTCTGGAACAGGTTGGCGACTACATGCGAGTTAACAACGTTTCACCGAAGATTCTCACCACAGGTGACGCCATTCGCAGCATTAACACCGATAACGCCAGTTTCTGGCATCGCACGAAGTAAGGAGCAATGAGCATGGCTATCTATGACCCGAAATTAGCAGCAGGAAACCCGCAAAGCGCCGGACGTAAACTCTTTGGCCGTGAACAGGTCGAGCAATTGCGGATGCGTAACAACTTCAACAACGAATGCCGCAATCTGGAAAAAATCAACGAAGCGAATGCACAGTTCTGGAGTGAGCAGGATGAGAAAGCCAAATGTTAAGCCGGTCCTGCTATCCGCCGAGCAGATGCAGGCCATACGCAACATTCAGGAGCGCGAACGCCAACGCTCCGATCTCGGCGTCGCCCCCACCGTTCACCAGATTGCCCGCGGTCTCATGGCTAAGGCGCTGGCCTCACTGGCAAGCGAGGGCGCGTAATGGGCACCATTCACCAGATATATGAGCAGGAAATGTTCTATAGCTGGATAGGCAATGGTAAACGCTGTGTAGCGTTCCACGAGGCGGGCCATGCTGTAGCTGCATGGCTTATTCGCTTAGATATGCAGGTTATCGCCGTTATGGATGAATCCGGCTACGTTGCTGGTGAACATGTACATGAAGCCCAGTGTTTGGGCATTGTTAAACACAGCATAATTCACAGCCACGATCTCGGGCGTTTGCGGGAGAGTAAATCTGGTGTAGTTGGGCGCGATGGCAAAGTTATCCCTTTCCTACATTATTTTGCTGATGGCATAAAACGTGACGCTATAAAGGCTGCTTTTGTAGCCCTCGCCGGACCAGTAAGCGAAGCCCTTTATGAAAACGACGACGTTTTCAACAAAAAGTATTCGCGGCCTCACTGCTACGACATGGCTAACGTGAATGACATGCTCGATTTGATATGCGCCACGGATGATCGAATTAACAGGGAGTTAATGCTTTCTGATCTGGTTGAAAAGACTAAATCGCTCATAGCCCAGTACTGGCCGGAAGTGGAAAAAATAGCGCATGTTCTTGAGCGGGATAGCGTTGTTAATGGCCGCACTATTAACTCGATAATAGGCGTCAACTTAGTTGACCGGGCAACTCCGTTTTTTGAGTTGGAGTTAATCAACGACATGGCTTCCATGGGATTTAACTGATGATGCGATGCGTAACTTTAAGTAGCGGTGCAGGGGGGCAGAATTCAGCACTCTGCTTTTATTTCCTTTGTCAAAAGGTGAACAATGGCGACATTACCAACAATGGCTAAGGTTATGATTATTCAATCATTAGCTTGCTATGAACACCCTTCCAGAATCGTCGAACTTGTAAAACAAGATTTTGGCATCGTTGTTACCCGGCAACAGATATCGGCCTACAATCCCGAAAATACAATGGCTAAAAATCTTAGCCAAAAATGGGTCGAACTCTTTAATCACACTCGCGCCAGCTTCCAGAATGAGATATCAGATATCCCGATCGCTAACAAAGCGTACCGGTTGCGTATGCTCGATCGTATGGTGAACCGTGCCGAGGAACTCAAGAATTACGCATTAACAGCGAAGCTTATCGAACAAGCCGCGAAAGAGTGCGGGGATGCTTACACCAACAAATTAAAGGTTGAAACAACTGGTAAAGATGGTGGCCCGATCAGAACGGAAACGACAAACCTAACCGCCGAAGAAGCCGCAGAGGTGTATCGCCAGTTTATGGGCTAACCATTGTTTATGGTAGAACCTCACTGCAGGTGTGTGCAGAAATTTACATACTAGGATGTGCATGAAAAAAAATGACCAACAATCAAGATCAGGGTGGGGCGGCAGGAGAGAAGGGGCTGGAGCACCCTATGGAAACACAAACGCAGTGAAGCATGGCGAACGTAGCCGCCAGGCGCTATTTGTTCCATTTGGCGCAGAATCTCTTCCCCCATTGGTCTCTCTCAGGGCTGGTAATTTGTTGCTTGCTGAAAGGTACGGCGAGTACCTCCGCAAATACCCATCAACTCCAAATGAGTGGCGAGAGTTTATGCTTCTGGATGGCATATTCTGGCAGCGTACCAGAAAGATTATGGCGCTGGAGCGTAGCAAAGCGCGGAGCAAGTCACAGATATGAGCAGGATTGTACGCCAATCATGACTTGTGACATATCACGCTCAAAAGAAGCGTATCGAAATCCCCCGTAAATTCTACAGATCTGGTATTGAGTAACTTACCCCATTCAGCGCCAGACATCACAGAGCAGCCTATGGACTACACACCAAATCAGGCTACAAATAAATCATTATATTTCAAGTGATTACATAATAACCTTGCATTCCTGTACCGGATGCCTGTTGGCATTGCCGGGGCTATCTCTCGCCCGCAGGACTTAACCGTCGAGCCGGTGATCCTTAAATCCGATAACGCCTTCGCAGCGTATGGTCTGGCTGGCAAATACGACGCTGACGGCTTTTTCGTGCCGCTGGCGGAGGGTGACACCGTCGACAAGGTGAAGGGTATCTACGTTCGTCCGTATCCGACCACATCGCAACCAGACATGGTTCGCCAGGTGGGTACTGATAAGAATTTCCCGGGCGACGCCATGAAGCGTGGGTACATGACGGTAAACGTGGGTGCTGATGCTTCGTCCGTTAAAAAAGGGGGCGTGGTGTACATCGTGGTATCAGCCGATGCTTCCATCCCGGTTCCACTTGGCGGGATCACGGCGGCAGAGGTGACAGGCAAAACAGCCGCGTTACCTGATGCTTTTTTTACGGGGGCCGGTGACGCTAACGGCAACGCAGAAATCTCCTGGAAGATTTAAGGAACAGACGAATGATTACTTTTGATCAGGCAACCGTTGATAGCTCCGGTGCCTTTCTCATCGGGGAGCTGGAGCGACTCGACCAGGGGCTGAATCTGCCACTGGTGGGTTATACCTGGACACGTGATATCCAGTTGCGCGAAGACGTCTCTATCGCAGATGACATTTCCAGCTGGACGAATACCAGTTTTGGCGTGGCGGGTTCTGGCGCTAATCCGAATGGTAAAAACTGGGTAGGCAAAGATTCAACTGCCATTGCTGGCGTTAATGTTGATATCAGTAAAGACGGCAATCCGCTGAACCTTTGGGGGATGGAGCTGGGATGGACTGTTGTTGAGCTGGCTGCGGCACAGCAGGTAGGCCGTCCGATCGACACTCAGAAGTACGACGGGATGCAGCTTAAATGGCAGATGGATAACGACGAACAGGTTTACGTCGGAGACGAAGCGCTTGGTTTGAAAGGTCTGACGAATCTCGTTGGTGTGACGCTGAACAACGCGACGAAGACCTGGGCTAACTCCACCAACGATGAGATCCTCGACAGCGTAAACAGCATTTTGTCGAATGCCTGGGCAGCATCCGGTTATTCCGTCGTGCCTTCTGATCTGCGCATTCCGCCAGAGCAGTATTCATTGCTGGCGAGCCGTAAGGTTTCCGAAGCGGGTAACCAGTCACTGCTGACCTATCTGGCTGTGAACACTATCGCTTTCCACCAGAACGGCGTTCCGCTGGAAATCAAAGCGGTCAAATGGCTGAAAGGGCGCGGGGTTGGCGGTAAAGACCGTATGGTCGCCTACACCAACGATAAGAAATACGTCCGCTATCCACTGGTTCCGCTGCAAAGCGTTCCTGTTCAGTATCGTGGTCTGTACCAGATTGCGACCTACTACGGCAAGCTGGGTGCGATTGAGCCTGTGTACAAAGAAACCCTGTCCTACGTGGACGGTATCTGATAACCAGAATGGCCCCGAAAGGGGCCAGAAGGAAACTAAAAATGGCGAAAGAAAAACTGGTTACTATCCATGTTCACACCCCGTTTACGCTGACGCTCGGCGATCAATCAAAACAGGAATTTTGTACAGGGCGCCATAATGTACCGGAAGACGTCGCGTCGCACTGGTTTACCCGGGCGCACGCTGAGCTTTCCGAAAGCGGATCGAATGAAACTGATGACCAGCAACTCATTATCGACAGCCTGCAGGCGCAGATTGCCGACAAAGATAAGCAGATTGTCGATAAAGATCAGCTGATTGCCGATCTGAAAGAAGCTCTGCTCAAGCTGCAGGAGCAGAACGACAGCCTGCAGGCGCAGATTGCTGCCGCCCGGACTGGCGGTAATGGGGCGAAAGATGCCAAAGAATCAAAGCCTGCCAACAGTAAGTGATTTTCGCCGCGACTTCCCGCAGTTTGCTGACCCTGCCAGATATCCCGAACCACAAATTCAGTTTCGTCTGAATCTGGCCGATGTGCTGCTGAGCGAGAAAGTCACCGGCAAAGCGTTGTTTCCGTACTTTGCCGAGTTGTTCGTGGCTCACTACATGACGTTATGGGCGGCAGATAGCCGGGCAACGCTTGTTGGCGGCCCGGGCGGTTCAACCAATGGTGTTCAGTCCTCCAAATCCGTTGACAAGGTAAGCGTCAGCTATGACACCAGCGCGACGCTAAACCCTGACGCAGGCTTCTGGAATAACACCCGGTATGGCGCTGAATTTTATCAGCTGATCACGATGTTCGGTGCCGGGGGACGTCAGCTATGAAAAGCGGTGTAACCATTCGTGCCGATAATGCTCAGTCCATTCTCGATGCGCTCAAATCGTTGACCAAAAAAGATGTTCTGGTCGGCATCCCGGCGGAAGACAGCGATCGGGATGATGTTCCGTTCGGTAATGCCGGGATTGGGTATATCAACGAATACGGCTCACCAGCGCAAAATATCCCACCACGTCCGCATCTTGTACCCGGCGTTAAATCAGTTGAAGACCAGACGATGCCACAGCTTAAAGCTGCGGCACAAGCCGCGCTTGAAGGGGACGCATCGGGGGCAGAAAGAGCCCTCAATCAGGCGGGGTCGTTGGCAGCTAATGGCGTCAGACGGTACATGACCACTACCGGCTTTACACCGCTTGCTGACAGCACTGTAAAAGCGCGAGCACGTAGGGGACGTAAAGGGGCAAGTGCGGAGCTAGCCCGGCGTTCTGCCGGTGAGGCACCAGGCACAGATCTGGCGAAACCTTTAATCGATACCGGGCAGTACCGCAGATCCATTACCCATGTTGTGAGGGATAAAGATGCCGACTCTTGATGTAACTGATGTTCTTTTCGACCCCGATTTTTGCGACTTCAACTTGTGGGTAACGCGTCGGGTACAGACAGTGGATGAAGACGGAATTGGCAGCGACAGCGAAGTTAAAACGCAGTTTGCCGGGGTTGTTACCGTTGACCATTCACTGGAAAACCGCCGCATGCAGTCCGGGCAGGTTATCAGTGGAGCAATCCTTATTGTGACCACTGAGCGACTGACACAGGGGAAGACGGGGCGCGATGCCGATATCGTGACGTATCAGAACCGTGATTATCGTGTGACGTTCGTCGACCCGTACACCGCATATGGCGCCGGCTTTGTACAGGCGCATTGCGAGCTGCTGCCGTTTGATGGGGGTACTCCCGTTGAGCAATAACACCAGCACAGCGCGCGGCTGGCTGACACCCACCAGCGGCGATCCGGATTATGACGAAGCGCTAGACAGGCTGTTAAGCCAGTGGGTACGCAACGTTTCCGGTTTGCCGACTGGAATGGTTCGCCCCCGATGGCAGAAAGAGCAGCCGCCACTGCTGCCAGTTGAAACGAACTGGTGCGCGTTCGGCGTTACCGGATGGCCCATAGATAACAGTCCCGCATTCACTAACCAGACTGAAGAGGGCGCTCAGTTCTGGCGACATGAAACTTTTGAGTGCATGGCGTCATTTTATGGCCCGGCGGGCATGACGTTTGCGTCACGTTTTCGCGATGGCATATCTGTCCCGCAAAACAACGCCGAACTGAACGCGCTTGGCCTGTCCATGGGGGACTATACCGGTCTGACCCCTTTCCCTGAACTTATCAACCAGCAGTGGGTTCGCCGTTACGACATTACTGTGCGCCTTCGTCGCAAGGTGGTGCGCGAGTACGGCATTAAATCGCTGGTGGATGCACCAGTTTCATTCTTCGGAGATTAAATTATGCCGCAGGGATTACCTGTATCAAACGTCGTTAATGTCGACGTGATCATTGGGCCGCGCGCGGCTACTGGTCGAAATTTTGGTTCACTGCTTATTCTCGGGACATCCACGGTCATTCCGGTGAAAGAGCGTCTTCGCCTCTACTCCTCAAAGGAGGACATCGGATCTGATTTCGGCGTGGACAGCCCCGAATATGAAGCAGCAACAGTCTATTTCTCCCAGTCACCACGACCTAAAGAGGTGTATGTAGGTCGCTGGGCTAAAACACTGGCAACGGGTGAGGCGGGTGCTGCTGAAAATCTGATGGATGCGGTTAACGCCGTAATGGGCTACACCAACTGGTATGGTCTCGGTATTGCAGACAAAGAGGATATTGCAGATGACGACTGGCTGAAAGTTGCTGCAGCCGTAGAAGCTTCGGGCGTCAGCCGCATTCTGGCAATTACCACCAGCGATCCCGCCACCGTTGACGCCACTTCAACCGGGGATCTGGCCTACAAGCTGAAGGCGGCAAAATACGGGCGCACGTTCGTACAGTATTCCTCCAGCAGCAAGTACGCTGCGCTGTCTGCATTTGGCCGCGCGTTTACGGTCAATTTCAACGGCAGCAACACCACCATTACTTTGAAATTCAAACAGGAGCCGGGGATCACTTACGAAACCCTGACGACTGATCAGGCGGCGGCGCTGGATGCCAAGAATTGCAACGTGTTTGTGTACTACCAGAACGATACGGCAATCCTGCAGCAGGGCGTCATGTCCGGCGGTGATTTCTTCGACGAACGCCACGGGCTCGACTGGCTGCAGAACTACGTTCAGACCAACCTGTATAACCTGCTCTACACCAGCACAACCAAAGTGCCTCAGACCGATGCGGGTGTGACGCGTCTTCTGTCCAATGTTGAGCAATCTATGGATCAGTCCGTGACGAACGGGCTGGTGGCTGCTGGCGTATGGAACGGTGGCCCGATTGGACAGCTGGATTCCGGCGATACGCTGACCAAAGGCTATTACGTCTACGCACAACCGCTATCAGAACAGGCACAGGCTGACCGAGAAGCCCGTAAGGCGCCGGTTATTCAGGTGGCTTGTAAGCTGGCGGGTGCGGTGCATTTCGCTGATGTTCAGATCAACGTCGTTCGCTAAGGAGAACATGAATGGCTACTTATTCTTTTATGGACGTCACGGCGTCCCTCTCCGGTCCGACTGGCGTTATCGATCTTGGTCAGGGTTCTGCGAACTCTGAGGAAGGTATCACCCAGACCATGGGCGGCAACAAGAACACTATGACCATCGGTGCCGATGGCGAAGTGATGCACAGCCTGCACGCCGATAAGTCAGGCACCATTACGGTGACGCTGCTGAAAACCTCTCCGGTGAACAAGAAGCTGTCGCTGGCATATAACGCGCAAAGCCAGTCATCTGCCACCTGGGGCAATAACGTGATCGTCATTCGCAACACAGCATCGGGTGATATTTCTACTGCGCGTTCGTGTGCATTCCAGAAACAGCCTGATTTCAATAACGCCAAAGAGGGCGGGACCGTGGCCTGGGTATTCGACTGCGGCAAGATTGACCAGTTGCTCGGGGAGTTTTAACGCATGGAATTCGAAGTTAAGGGCGTGAAATATCGCACCGCAAAGCTCAGCGTTTTTGAACAGTTGAAGGTATCACGAAAGCTGTTGCCGGTTCTGGCCGGTATGGTTTCGGACTTCCGGAGCGTTCAGGAGAAGATCAGCAGCAAAGACACTGAAGGCGCGATGGCTACCATCCTGCCAAAGATTGCCAATGCTGTGTCCGATCTGAGTGATGGCGACGTGGACGCCATCCTGTTTCCCTGTCTTTCTGTTGTTTCACGTGAGCACATGAAAGGCTGGGTTCCGGTCTGCCAGCATGGCGAAATGGCGTTTGACGATATCGACCTGCTGACCATGCTGCAACTGGTGGCGCGGGTGGTCGCCGACTCGCTGGGAAATTTTTTGCAAGGACTCCCTACCAGCGAGACGCCCACCCCGCCAGCGGAATAACCTTCAACAGCCTGCCGGGCGGTGAAGATTTTATTCTTCGCCCGGTTCTCGCCTTCCATATTGACCAGAAAGACCTTAACAGCGGCGCGGTAGATCTCTGCCGCATCGCGCTTCTCAATGACTACCTCGACATGCGCGAGGATAACGATGCCCGGGTAGATAAATGGAGAGCGGCCAATGAGCAGTAACGCAGATACGATTAAAGATTTCCTTGTTTCGCTGGGATTCGATATCGATCAGGCTGGTGCCAATAAGTTCGAAGCCGTGCTGAAAGGCGTTACCGCAAACGTTATGAAGGTTGGCGCGGTGGTGGAAGGCGCAGCGCTGAGCATTGTCGGATTTACCACCCGGATAGCGAACGGTCTGGATAAAATTTACTGGGCATCCCAGCGAACGGGGGCCAGCGTTCAGGGCATCAAAGCGCTGGGCTATGCCGCATCGCAAACCGGTGCCAGCGCCGAATCGGCTATGTCCTCTCTGGAAGGGCTGGCCGGGTTCATGCGTAACAATCCGGGCGCGGAAGGATTCCTGAACCGCCTTGGTGTTCAGACCCGCGATGCCAGCGGAAAGATGCGTGATACTGCGGCTATCTTTACTGGCGTAGGGCAAAAGCTCAACAACATGCCTTACTACCGGGCGAAGCAATACACGCAGATGCTCGGTATTGATGAAAATACGCTGATGGCGATGCGGCGGGGCATGAACGGCTTTACCGCCGATTACCAGTCGATGCTGCAAAAGACGGGGTTCAACGCTGATAAAGCGGCTGTTCAGTCCAACAAGTTCATGACGTCCATGCGTGGGCTTACGTCGCTGTTCGGCATTATGCGGGACAAGATCGGCTCGAATCTCGCTGGTGGCCTTGCTGGTTCGCTGGATATTCTGCGACGGCGCATCCTTGACAATTTCCCGAAGATTGAAGAGACGCTGACCAAAGTCATTAAAGGCGTGATCTGGCTTGCAAACGCATTCACACGAATGGCGTGGCGGGTGATACAGGCCGCTGGTTCTGTCATTGAATGGTGGAAACGCCTCGATGATGGCAGCAAAAAGTTTCTGATGACTATCAGTGCGATCCTGATTGCCTGGCGTCTGCTCAATGCGGCATTTCTGAAGTCGCCTATTGGCCTTATCACCACGCTGATTCTGGCAATCGGGCTGCTGTACGACGATTACCAGACGTGGAAAGAGGGCGGTAAAAGCCTAATTGACTGGTCCAAGTGGCAGCCAGAGATTGAGCAGGCAAAAAAGGTATTTAAATGGTTACGTGATAAGTTTCTGGAGCTCAAGGATAACCTAGGCGGCTGGAAAAATACCCTCACCATCCTGTTTGGTTTTCTGGCCGGTGCAAAACTGGTTTCCATGCTGTCCGGGATCGGGAGGATTGTCTCCGGGTTTACCGGTCTCGGTAAGGCGATTGGCAGCTCTGTTGGTGGCCTGGCAAAACTCGCGCGGGGTATTGCCGAACTGGCGATAAAAAACCCGTGGTTGCTGATGTTTATCCCTACCAACGATACGCCGACCACCAGCGAAGAAATGGCGTCGATTGGCGGTATAGGCAGCAATATCGTACCTGAAAGGCAGCAGGCATATGAGGTGCTGAGAAAGGAAAACCCCGGCAAAGACTTTTTCACCGATGAGCAAATCCAGCGCAAGATTCAGGAAATGGGGCTGGAGCCTGAGCAGCGGGCGCAATCCGTTAAGCGTCCTCGTACGACCGCGCAGGGAAAAATACTGCTCGACTGGATGGGGCCGATGTTCAATAAGCTGGAATCGCTTTACCAGTTACCTGCCGGCCTATTGAAAAGTGTCGCCATCACTGAGTCCGGAGGAAACCAGTTTGCAGTTTCCGGCGCCGGCGCTAAAGGCTTGTTTCAGTTTATGGACGGCACTGCACGTGATATGGGGCTGCGCGGGAATGATGTTTTCGACCCCGAGAAGGCCGCGCAGGCTGCCGCAAAATATCTTTCACAGTTGTTGCGGGCGAATGGTGGTGACCTGAGCAAGGCGCTGGCGTCATATAACTGGGGGATCGGGAATGTACAGAAACACGGGATGGCCCTTATGCCGCAGGAAACCCGCAACTACATTCCCAGGGTATTGAGCAACATGCCGGGGCGGGGTACGCAGGTACAACAGCAGAACACTTATCACATTTACGGTGGTGGTGATCCGCGTCAGGTGGGTTCAGAGGTTGAACGTCGCCAGCAGTCTGCAAACGCCCAGGTTATGCGCGGCAATCAAACGAAGGTGGGCTAATGGACTTTCTCTCTACTCTCTTTCAGCAGCAGACCAGAAAAATCGGGATGATTGTCCCCAGCGTGGTGGTTTCTGAGAAACATACCGATACGCTGGAGATAACAGAGCATCCGGTAGAAGTCGGAGCTGCCGTTGCCGATCATTCCTATAAAAAACCGTCTGAAGTCGTCATGGAGGTCGGGTTCGCTGGTGGCGGAGTGTTGCTGGATTTTGCCAGTAATCTGACTTCCACCAGCTTACTTGGCCTGAGTCCCCGGCAGACGTATCAGGAGATACTCGACCTGCAGGCGAGCCGCATTCCTTTCGATGTGGTGACCGGAAAACGGCTGTACAGCAACATGCTGATCCGCGCGCTGGAAGTGACGACAGACAAGACAACCGAAAACGTTCTGTCCGCCGTCCTCACCCTGAGGGAGGTTCTCATCTCGCAGACGCAGCAGGTAACCGTCGCGGATAAAACCGACATGAAGGACGGGGCCAGCACGTCGCCAGTCCTCAATACCGGAACCAAAACAACTAAACCGCCCAACACTTCTTTATTGCAGAGTGGTGCGGCTTTTCTGGGGCTTGGCTAATGGCTATTCAGGAAATACCGCTTACAGCGGATAACCAGCAGTTCAGTATCATTCTGGCGGGTATCACGTGGCGGATTCGCATCATCTGGCGTGACCTGTACTGGATCATGGACCTGCAGAACGACAGAGGGGAGCCGGTAATCTCCGGCATTCCTTTGGTCACTGGCGTCGACCTGCTGGCACAGTACGCATACATGGGACTGGGTTTTAAGCTGGTGGTGATGTGTGACGAAAGTACACAGGATTATCCGACGAAAACCGACCTGGGCGGTCGCAGTCATTTACTGGTATTAACGGAGTAAGCATGTCACAGAACTGGATGAGGCATTTCGAGCTGCAGCTCGTGGGCGAAAACGGACAGGGTATTCAACTCAGCGATTTTAAAGTGACCTTTACGATCGACTGGTTCAACATCAGCAGCGCGTCCCGGGTGGGAACGTTCAAAATCTACAACCTGTCAGCTGATACGGTGAACCGCATCACCGGCCAGGAGTTTTCGAAAGTGCGGCTGATTGCCGGTTACGACGGTATCGCGCCGGAGGTGGCAGCCAGCGATGTCGGCATTGCGCGGGAAGTCGACGCCGACACGGTGGGCCAGAGCGACGGGCGCAACTACGGACTGATTTTTAGTGGGGAAATTCGCTACTCGGTCACAGGAAAAGACAGTCCCATTGACTCCTACGTCCTGATTCAGGCCGCCGATACGGATCTGGCATTTGCCACCAGCATTACCAATCAGACGCTGGCAGCGGGTTACACGACAGAAGATATGTTCAGGCTGTTGATGAAAGACTTCGAAGCCAAAGGCGCGACCGTTGGTCGCACTCCGGTATTCCCCCCGACTGTTTTCCCGCGCGGACGTGCGCTGTTTGGCATGACACGGCATCTTATGGATAACGTTGCTGCTCAGTGCGGCGCCACTTGGCAGTTCGTGGATGGTCAGCTTAATATGCTGCCCGAAGGTGAATACATGCACGACGCGATTGTGCTCAACAGCGCCACCGGGCTGATCGGCATGCCTCAGCAGACCATCGGTAATGGCGTTAACGTCCGCGCGCTGATTAACCCGAACATCCGGGTTAACGGGCTAATTCAACTGGATCAGGCTTCGGTGTATCGTACTGCATTGTCGAACAACGATATTGCTATGGCTGGTGGACGCATCACCGACCAGAACACTGACGGCAATATCACACTCAGCGGCACCACGGCGCAGCCTGCCAGCATCGCAACGGATGGCGTTTATGTTGTGAAAGGCATTATGTATACTGGTGATACAAGGGGCCAGGCGTGGTACATGGATATGATGTGCGAAGCGCGTGGCGCAGCGGATCTGTATACGCAATCGGCTTTGCAAAGGGGATGAGTGATGCGAGGTATTATTTTTCTGTTAGCCATGTTTTCTGCGTGTAACGTGTGGGCGAATGGCTTTACAGTTAAATGCGGTGGCTACACTATGGTTGCAAACCAAGGCGAGTTATCGACAATTAACGGTGAAAGAGTTACCTCTCAAAAAATCACTGAGCTGGGTACCAACGGTTTGAAAGTAGACATGGGGCTTATGCCCGCCAAAGACGGTAACAACTACGGCTTTGAATACATTCGCCGACCGGGTACCGAAACACGTTTCCTGAACGTCCAGCTACTGCAGAACAGTATGGACGCGCCGAAAATCATCGGATCTTTCCCGTGTAAGAAAGTGCCTGATTGAGTGGAATTTATTTTTAACAAGTTCTCTTTACCTCCCCGCAAAAGAATAAAGTCTTAGTCTAAAATGGGGAGTAATGAATAAAACTACAGGTTGTTGATGATGCCTCCTGATGATAAATTCTGCTGCCACGGAGGATAATTAATGTCACTTGCACTGCATAGCAAACTGAATGAAACGCTTGAGATGCTTACTTCGCATATTGATGAAGGGCAACAGTTAGATGCTTTTACACTAAAGCGAGTGGTTTCTGGAGCAAGTAAAATCCCAGATGAGCCCGTGAAGCTTATGGTGTTGGCTCTGGCCCATGGAGCTGCACATCAACACAGTGAGGCTGTCGGTTTTTTCCGGGAGGCAGTTGCATATCGTGACGAAGCAGTAGCCAGGAATTATCTCTCTTATCTCAGTTATACCGGGCAGTATGAATTGTATCGTGAAGAGGCTGTGAGACTGGCTAGGGAAATTACTAGTCTCGCTTTGTGTGTACGAGCCAGGAATGCAGCCTATGCGGACGGTGATGGTGAACTATCACTCTTTTTTGCTCGAAAAGCTCTGTCTATGATTGGAAGCGATAGCGAGCGAGAAAGCATGGAGTCAGATGTTATGGAAAAAAAACAGGCATTAGATGCATTCATAAGTGTGACTGATTTAAGTACAAATGAAATAAGTCTTCTTTCCAGAACAATTGCTAATGTCGCCAAAAATTATGGTGTTTTAGCAATTTCACATGACTACGTCGCAAGCCCGGAAGGGGATGCGGGCATAGTTTGTGATGTGTTATGCGAAGATGCTGATATGCTTTCCGATATGGATATTGACGTTGCTACTGAAATTGCAATGAATGAAGTCTTCGCTGGAAAAAATGTAACAGCTTGGTTCCGCGGGCGTAATCGGCAGGAGATTCAATTCACAATATGAGTATCCAAGGAAAAGAGTTCATTGACGCAGCCATCACGTGTTTAGACACTGGTGTTGAGTCTGGTTTCAGAAGTGCTATTTCGCGGGCTTACTATGCTTTCTACCATGAAACATGCGGCCTTTTGACGTGTTGTCCACCAACAACACATGATGGAGTTGTACAATATCTGACTTCAGACGCAAGGCGAAAGGGCGAACCTTATGAGTTAATGTCTCTTATCCAGTTGGGGGCAGTTCTTAAGCAACAAAAAATGAAGCGTAAGCGCGCGGACTACGATCTAACAGAGACTATTTTGCAAACAGAAGCGAGTTCATCTATTTCAGCAGTGAACAAGATGTTGGACAAAATAGCAGAAATGAAATCCCAGGCTGCTTAATTAAACCTTATTTATAAACCCGCCACCCGGCGGGTTTTTTACTTTCTGGAGCCTATCAAATGGCAGTATCTGACCAGACCCGCAGCGGCGACCTTGCCGAAACATTCAAATCGGAGCGGGAAACCACAAAGAACCAGATCCGCGTCGCTTTGCCCGGAATTATTCAGTCATTCGATCCCGGCGCGGTTACGGCGGTTGTGCAGCCTGCTATTCGTTCGGTTGAAACGGATAACGACGGGAACCGCATTACCAAAAATTACCCGCTGCTGGTGGATGTGCCCGTGGTATTTCCTCGCGGCGGTGGCTGCACGCTAACGTTCCCGGTTAAAGCTGGTGATGAGTGTCTGGTGATTTTTGCCGATCGCTGCATCGATTTCTGGTGGCAGAACGGCGGGGTACAGGAGCCTGTCGACGATCGGGTGCATGATTTATCGGATGCTTTCTGTATCGTCGGCCCGCAGTCGCAGGCGCAGAAAATTAGCGGTATCAGCACCAGCGCCGCGCAGCTCCGTAGCGACGACGGAAGTACGTTCTTTGAGCTCAATCCCTCTACGCAAAAAATTAAAATCGTAGCGCCTGGCGGTCTGGATGTAGTTACCCCGCTGGCCGACTTCTCGGCGAAAGTTACCATTCATGGGCTGCTGTCCTGGCTGGGCGGCATGGTAGGGTCCGTTGTTTCTGGCGTTGCATCAAAAATCACCGGTGCTGTTGAGTTTATCGGTAGTGTGAAAGCGAACGGCAAGGTGATTGACAATACCCATACGCATGGCGGCGTTCAACACGGTGGAAGCAATACAGATGAGGTGAACTAATGCGGTACAGACGTGAAGACGGCGAAGGTGATTACACTTTTGGTAGTGGCGATGATACCTGGCTGATTAACTCGCCAGAAGCTGTCGCGCAGGCGGTAAAAACACGATTCGCATTGTGGTACGGGCAGTGGTTCCTCGATAAGACAGAGGGAACACCATGGATTCAGTCTGTGCTCGGTAAGCAAAAGCCGGAAACCTATAATCTGGCGATCCGCAAGCGTATCCTCGAAACGCGGGGCGTTAAATCCATTCTCTCTTTCAATACGACAGTGAACACCTCGACGCGCCGCGTCCAGTTCTTCGCTGAAATCGACACTATCTACGGAACAACGACAGTAACCAGCGAGGCATAAATGGCCCTCAATTTGGACACACTCGGCTTATCGGCAACGGTAACCGCTGAGGGGATCAGTGCGCCTGATTACCAGACGATACTCGATACCCTGACGAGCTATTTCCAGCAGATTTATGGCAGTGACGCTTATCTGGAGCCGGACAGCAAAGACGGCCAGATGGTGGCGCTGGTGGCGCTTGCTATTCACGATGCCAATAACACAGCCATTGCCGTCTATAACTGCTTCTCACCTGCTACGGGTTACGGCGCAGCGCTGACCAGTAACGTGAAAATTAACGGTATCGCGCGCAAAGGTGCAACGAACTCTACCGTGGATTTACTGCTCACTGGCACCGCAGGAACAATCATTACGAACGGCACCGTGAAAGACACCAATAACGTGATCTGGCGTCTTCCGGATTCAGTGGTGATTGGTGTTGATGGCACCGTGACGGCAACTGCAATCTGTTCCAAAGGCGGAGCGGTTGCAGCTCCTGCCGGGACGATTACCACTATCAATACACCGACCCGTGGCTGGACGTCGGTAACCAACCCGGCAGCGGCCACCGTTGGCGCACCTGCAGAAACGGACGCAGAACTGCGCATCAGGCAGGGGCAGAGTGTCGCGATACCATCCATAACACCATTTGAAGGTGTGGACGGGGCGATCGCTAATATTGCTGGTGTGACGCGCCACAAGCTCTATGAAAATGATACAGGAAAGACTGACGGTAACGGGCTCCCTCCGCATTCCATCTCGGCCATTGTTGATGGTGGCGATGTGACCGAAATAGCCAGGACCATCCGGGGAAATAAAGGGCAGGGGGTCCGGACCTGGGGAAAAACATCCGTAACCGTACCGGATAAATATGGCAATCCTCACATAATCAGTTTTTCGCGACCAACTGATGTCCCTGTTTACGGAAAAATCACCTTATCAGTTTTTGCCGGGTACACCTCTCAGATAGGTGTGCAGATTCAGCAGGCTGTTGCGGATTACATTAACAGACTGATGATTGGTGATCAGGTACTGCTGAGCCGGATTTATTCTCCTGCTAACCTTGGGGTCGTCAGTGGTGGAAATGCACGCTATTACGATATTCAGGAGTTGCTGATCGGTAAATCTCCTGAAACCATTGCCGCGGCGAATATTAATATTGCTTACGACGAATCAGCCTCCTGTAAGCCGGAAAATATCATTATTACGGTGGCGGCATGAGCAAATATACGGACTTAATCACCAACTATCATGCGACAAAACCTAAATTCGTTGAACACATCGATTTAGTGACCAGGCCGCTAGCTGAAACCTCAGCCGCAATAAATGGGCTAATAAACGCTTTTGATATTGATAATGCGGCAGGAGTACAACTCGATATTCTCGGCCAGTGGATAGGGTTAAGCCGGGTTGTAAGCCAGCCAATAAGCGGTGTCTATTTCAGCTGGGACACTGACGGACTCGGATATGACCAGGGCGTCTGGCAGGGGCCATATGATCCGGATTCGGGTTATACCTCGCTTAGCGATGAAACCTATCGCATCGTTCTAAAAACGAAGATAGCAATTAACAACTGGGACGGAAGAAACGACTCTCTGCCTCCCATTCTTGACGCTGCACTGGACGGGTCCGGTCTGAAGATGCAGATCGTCGATAACCAGGACATGACCATAGGTATCTGGGTTTTTCCTGAAACAGATATTTCATCGGTCTCTCTCGAACTTATTGCTGCGATACGACAAGGGTATCTGACGGTAAAGGCCGCTGGTGTATGGGGCGGAAGTATTGAAATTCCTTCGGTGGAAACGCCTTCTGAAGGAAACAGGTTTTTTGGGTTTGATATGGATAACGAATATATCAGCGGGTTTGATGCCGGTTCATGGGGGACATTACTCTGATGGCTAAAAATGATTTTAAACCGTTTGCGACGGGCAAGGGTGCTAATGTTACATCGCAGCCTGACTGGGAGGCGCTGCCGGCGCTCCTGTCTGGTTTTACTGCGGGCAAGGCATCAAGTGCACAGGTAAATAAAGCGCTGCGTCAGGCGAGCTTCATCGCTGCAGCACTGGCACAGTACACAGCCAGCAAGAGCGGGCAGGATGTACTCGATGATGGTGACCTGAGCGGCTTTATCGCCAAAATGTCCGCTGCGTTCGGTAAGGATTTTCAGACTCTTGATGCCACGCTGACGGCGCTCGCTGGTCTGGCTACCGGTGCAGATAAACTCCCGTATTTCACGGGGAATGATACCGCCGGACAGACAGATCTTACTTCTGTTGGGCGCGACATCATCGGAAAATCCAGCATTGCGGATATTCTTACATACCTTGGTTTAAACGAAACCCTTAATCCGTCAAAACGCGTCAGTATTGGTGCATTGGGAACAGGTGTATTTGATGGTTCAAAACCTGCAATCAACATCGGTGATTCAGATAGTGGTTTTGTATTTGAATCAGACGGGGTTATTGGTGTTTATGCGAACAGTCAGAAAATCGCTGAACTCACTAACACTGAATTTAAGATTATTGGCAATGCGAGTCTGGTAAATGGCGCATTGCTTCTTGGTGGTCTGACACATTTTATCAGGAATACCGACGCTGATGATGCGGGGTTTGGCGGTAATAATGTTGAAATTGGTTCGTGGAATGGTATCGGGCTGACGTGTACCTATGACGGCACCACACGTATTTATTTCAATACGCGAACGGGTGAAATTGGACTGAGAGGAGATTTAAAAGCTGATGGCAACGTTCGCAGTGGTAATGCCTGGCTTGACCAGACGGGGAATCTTCAGGGGAGTTCCTGGGGGGCTGGAGTCGGTTTAAAAGCGTATTTAGATAATACGTTTAACAGAAAAAATACGGCAACTCTTGATACAAACGGCTGGCATCGTGATGAATCCACAGGACTGATTACACAGTGGGGGCTGATTGACCAGGCGAACGGAACGTACAATTTCCCGCGCGGATTCCCAAATCAGTGCTTTGCCGTTCTGGTCACCAACACCAGTGCCCAGGGCAGCGGTGTGGATAATGCGTTTGGGTATCCGATAAGTAATAGCCAGTTCTTTGCCGGGGCAAAAAATAACGGTGGCGTTGTTAGCGCGTATCCGGTTGCATTTACGGCTTTTGGGAGATAGGTGATGAGTGAATATTATTACAGCGCAAAAGAATCAGGTTTTTATTTTGCCGCCGATAAAGAGGTTTACGAAGCGGGAAAAGGCTGGCCGAAAGATGCCATTCCTGTTTCGGATGAGGATTATAAAACCCTGTTTTCAGGTCAGCAGGCAGGGATGGTAATCACCGCAGGGCGTGACGGCTATCCTGTGTTGACAGAACGCCAGGCCCCTACGGAAAAAGAGTTACAACAACAGGCTGATTCAAAGAAACAAAGCCTGATGCAGGAAGCAAATACAATGATTTCAACGTTGCAGGATGCTGCCGATTTTGCAATGGCGACGGCAGAAGAAACCGCCGCGTTAACTGAGTGGAGAAAATACAGGGTACTGGTAAACCGTGTGGATACCGCTAACCCAGACTGGCCCGAAAAGCCAGTCTGACTAAATCCACAATAAAGGCTATTGTCCGGGCTGCCCCCCTAGGAGCAATGGGCGCAGGCCGGGCGCCTGATTGAGGCAGGAGTACCGCGGCAGCAGGTAGCGATCATTTATGACGTGGGACTGTCGACGCTGTACAGAAAATTTCCGTCTGGGTATCGGTGAAGATGCCGCCGCTTCGTCGTATGCAGTAACGGGCTACGGCAAGTTGCCGGGTGTTCATGCCGGAGGCAACGGCAGGGATTGTAGCAATGGCAGTTTACAAAAAGCAAAAACCCGGCTGTAGGCCGGGTTCTGGACTCAGCGCTGGCTTAGCTTGCTATCGCTACCTGCCGCGCTGGCTGCAATGGGCGCACCTTAGAGCAGTCTTCAATGCCTGTCGTCAGTTAAAACTGTCGCAGGAGACACTAAAATACTATCATAACTTTTGGGGTTAGCAATCCTTTGCTGGTGGTTTTAAATGATGTACTGGCTGAGGAAGCTCATACCCATTCCACTTGACATCCTCCCCGTCCTTTAGAGTGGGGAGGGTGTCAACAAATATGCTGGAGCACTACCACCTTGACCAGGTAAAGTATAAGATTACGCAGCGTTCCAGCCTCCTGTTAAGAGGCGCGTTAAGAAAACAGGACAATAAACCGGATAATAAATCAATGTATCTTTTTCTATACCCTTTAAAAACAGTTGGTTATTTTTGA